GCTAATATGCAAATTGATTTAGCTAACGGGGGCTCTATTGCTGTTAGGTCTGCTGATAATCCTCAAAGACTTCGTGGTGAAGGTTTGGACTTTCTTGTTATGGACGAGGCTGCTTTCGTAAAACCAGAAGTATGGGCAGAAGTTCTTAGACCGACACTTACAGAGCGTAAAGGTTCTGCTTTGTTTATTTCAACTCCTATTGGTAGAGATAACTGGTTTTTTGACTTATGGGAAAATGCAGACGATGCAGATAACTGGGAAAGATTTAGATTTGCTACTACTGACAATCCTATGATTGACCCCGAAGAAGTAGAATCAGCTAGAAAAGAAGTTGGCTCTATTGTTTTTGCACAAGAGTATTTAGCAGAGTTTGTTGACGCAGGTCAAGGTATGTTAAAGCCGGAGTGGATGAATTATTATATTATTGCTCCAGATTCAGCAGGTAATCTTAAATGTATTGTTGATGGTTCAGAATATTACTTAGATTCTTTACCTAAATACGGAGTTGTTGATTTAGCTACAACTACAAATAAAGATTCTGACTACACAGTTATAACAAGTTTTGCACAAACTCCAGATAATCGCCTTTTAGTACTAGATATGGTACGACAAAAAATGGAAGGTCCAGATATAATACCAGCGATAAAACGAGCAATTCACAAAAATAAGTTACAATATGTAGGTATAGAACGCCAAGGTTTTCAAACTACGATAATCCAGATGGCGCAACGAGCTGGTATTCGAGTTAAAAATCTTAAGACGGACAAAGATAAAGTTACAAGAGCTTTACCTCTAGCTGCGAGAATGGAAGCCGGAGAAGTATTTTTATTAAGAGATACTCACTGGTTACCAGAAGTTGAAAGAGAAATAATGACTTTCCCAGCAGGTGCTCATGACGATATCATTGATACTCTGTCTTACGGTGTTCAATTATTGCAAGATAAAAAGAGCTGGAGCGCATATTAATGGCTGAAGAGAAGTCAAGATTTTCAAAAGCATTAGATTGGTTAAATGCACCAACTGATGCAAGAATTAGAAGAGAACAAAAAGGCATTACTGTTAATCAACAGGAATATTCATTTTTAAACCAAGCTGTATTCGGTTATAACACCGAATCGGGGTACTTTGACCATAAAAAAATAGCAGAAATAGGTGACGGCACTGGTAACTCAGCAGTTGTCGCTTGTTTGAATGTTTTAGCAACAGCGTTTGCTGAACCGGGATTACTTATCTCTACGCGTAACTCCGAAGGAGATTACACAAGGGATATGAACCATCCACTTGCTAGATTGTTTAGAAGACCAAATCCTTATATGACACAGCAGTTACTCGCTAACTATATTGTTACGGCAATTAATGCAGCAGGTGATGCTTTTATATATAAGAATAGGAACGCAAGAGGTGAAGTTGTGGAGCTAGTACCTCTTATGCCACACTTAGTAGAAGCTAAAGGAAATCAAAACGAATTAATTACACACTACAATTACCAACCTCAAGGTGGACTTCAAGGTCAAGACAATGTAAGAATTGATAAAAAAGACATGTTTCACTTAAGACAAAGCATTGACCCAAATGATATGCGTAGAGGTATGGCTCCTCTTAAATCAGTTTTAAGAGAAATCGCAGGTGACGAAGCAGCAGGACAATATACTGCCGCTTTATTACACAACATGGCTGTTCCCGGAGTAATTCTCTCACCGAGAGATGATGCAATGGGTGGTCCTACGAGAGATGAAGCTGAAGCTATTGCAGATATGTATAAGCAGAAGTTTGGTGGTAAGAACAGAGGTGCGCCTATGGTCTTATCTGGTGCTATGAATGTTGAAATAGTATCATTCTCTCCAGACCAAATGAAGTTAGCCGAATTAAGAAGAATACCGGAAGAACGAGTTTCTGCCGTACTTGGCGTTCCAGCTGTTCTTGCAGGACTTGGTGCCGGTCTTGATTCAGCAACATACAACAATACAAAAGAACTTAGAGAGTTCTTTACGGAGTCAAAAATGGTCCCAATGTGGAACATGGTTGCGCAAGAAGTGACTCATCAATTGTTACGACCAGAGTTCGGAGCTAGTGATAATGAATATTGTGAATATGACATTGATAATGTTCGAGCATTAGCTGTTGACAAAGACAATCTCTATAAACGCATGAATACTGCTGTTCAAGGGGGTTGGGTAACAATTGGCGAAGCAAGAAAAGTAGTAGGTCTTGAAGCAGATAACAGACACGATGTTTATCTAAGACCTATGAATATGATTCAAGTCACAGAAGATGGTAGTCCTCTTCTTAATGACAACGAGTCCGAACCTGCAACGGAAAATGACAATGACGATGAGTCTAAAGCAACATTGACTACTACAACATATCCTCAAGAAACAGAAAGAGAAGATGAAGTTCTTCCAAAACCTAATTACTTGAGTGAAGAAAAATATATTGCAGAAATGCCAAACGGTGCTTACTGTGTTATTAGCCATGAAGACGGAGAAATAATTAAATGCTTTGATACCAGAAAAGAAGCTGAAGAATTTTTAAATAATAAAAAAAGTGGTGTCATTGAAGAAGTAAAAGTTTCTTTAGAAGAAGCAGAAGCAATGTACGAACGAGGTGATGAATTACATAGCCCAGAAGAAAAAGCAGAAGTTATACCAGAAGTTTTTGAAACTAGAAAAGAAGCAGAAGAAAGAGCTAAAGTTTTAGGATGTGAAGGTTCTCATGAGTATGAACTAAATGGACAAACTTATTACATGGCTTGTGCTACTCATGAACAATTTGAAGAAGTTATGAGTAAACCAGAAAATGAAGGCAAGGCTCCAGAAAAGTTAACTAACTTCCCTAGAAGCGGAGACAATCAAAAAATAAGTTTATCTAATTCACAACATCCACAATTTCCGGGTTACGCCTATGTTAAAGATTTAAAAGAGAACTGGCCAGAGATTTGGAGAAGAGCTGGTACTGGTGGTAATCCTCCTACATCATTTACTGGTAATGACGCTTTCAATAAATGGACAGCTTACAAAGGCGGAGACAGAAGCGAATCAACACTTAACTGGGTTAAGAGAAGAGAACGATTTATGAATCGTCATAAGAAAAATAACAGACTTAACGGCATTATCGCTGTTATGAAATGGGGCGGTGTCACAGCCGGTGGTGTTTCGCAAATGAAGTCTGTTGTTAATGATTACAAAAAAGTTATTAGAGAAAGAAGAAAAAAATCTTTAGACATAGCAGAAGATTATTTGATGAAAGCTGTATCTGATAGAGTTAGAAAATCTTTACAGAAAAAAGTAGAAGAACATAATTCTAAAAATCCAAAACATAGAGCAACATTAAGAATGCTTATTGCAGTATTTAACAGAGGTGTAGGAGCTTACAGAACTAATCCGGGTTCAGTTAGAGGTAATGTTACATCTGCTGACCAATGGGCGATGGCCAGAGTTAACGGGTTTTTAAGAGCTTTAAGAAGTGGTAAGTTTAGAAGAAAACCTTATGACCAAGATTTACTACCAAGTTCACATCCATTGTCTTCTAAGAAGTCTGGTAATAAAGCAGAATCAGTAAGAGTTGGTCAAGCAGTTTCTTGGTCTATAAATAAAGACCCAGACCCACCTTCAGTAGTTCATGGTATTGTTACATCAGTAAATGAAGACGAAGCAACAATGCAAGTCTATGCAAGATTAGATAATGGGGAACATCAAAAAACAGATAGGAAGGTAACTATGCCTATCTCAAAATTAAGAATTATATCAGACTTTAGATAATAAAACACTTAAAGTTAAAATCCTATTATACAATAATTAAAACGCGCTTCTACAAATTTGTATTGTAGAATATTGAGGTATGATGAATAACGAATCTAAAAATATAGACATAGAGTTAAAAGATGACTCTGGTCAAGTAGAAGCAGTTTTCAGTCTATTTAACTCTCTTGATAGTGATGGAGATGTTGTAGTTCCCGGAGCTGTCAAATCTGGTTTTAAAAACAATCAAGTGCCGATGGTATGGTCACACAAGTGGGACATGCCTATAGGAAAAGGCATAATCACACAAGATGATGATAAAGCTGTTTTTAAAGGTGAGTTTTTTATGGACACAGAGTCTGGTAAGGAAGCTTACAATTTAGTTAAAAATATGGGCGATATGCAACAATGGTCATTCGGTTATAAGGTTAACGATTCAGAATTTTCAAAAACTAAAGATAAAGACGGTGAAGATACTAATGCTAGATACTTAAAAGACTTAACAGTTTATGAAGTTTCACCAGTTCTTGTTGGAGCTAATCAAGATACATATACTCTTGCTATTAAATCTAACACAGAACTTCTTAAAGAAATTTCAGAAGAAAAAGGTGATGATAAAGTAGAAGAATCATCTGGATGTGGCTCAAATTGTGGTTGCAGTCAAAAAAGTTATGGAGATGACGAAGAAGAAATGAAAGGTTGCAAATACCATGATGGAGGACCATGTATGAAAGAATATGATGACGAGAAAAAGTCAGACGAAAATTTAGAAGTTTCACAGGAAGACAGCAAGTCTTTCTCTGAAGAAGTCAAAGATGTGCTTGCTGCATTAGATGACTTAGTAGCCCGAGCAAAAGCTATTTCTATGCTCAGAGGTGAAGATGGGAGAAAATTAGGCGTTAAAGCCACTGAAGCACTTCGTGCAGTCGCAGACGACTTAAACGATGCTTGGACCGAGATTGATGAGTTCATCGGAAATGTTGGTACCGAGGGTGCTTTAGAGTTAGAAGTAGATGAAGAACTTGTGGAAGATGAACCAAGTGAATCTGAAGAGGTAGCTGAGGCTTCAATTGATACTATTGATGTTGAAACAGAAGTCGAAGAAGTTACTGAGGAAGAAGCACCAGTAGAGGAATCTGCTGTTGAAGAACCAGAAGATGAAGTTGCTGAAGAAGATACTCCAGAAGATAACACTGATTCCTCTGACGAAGAGTTTGACGCAGAGTGGGTAAGGGCGCAGCAGATTATTGCTGAATCCTTAGTCGAAGAAATAGAAGAAGTATAAGCAATAACGATTGGAGAAATCCCAAAATGAGTAAACAAAATGAACTCATGGACCAAATCGCTGTTAAAAGAGCAGAGTTAAAATCTGTTTTTGAATCCGCTGAAGACGGCAAGTACACCTCTGAACAAAAAGAAGAGATTAAGTCAAGAAATGACGAACTTGCTGAATTAGTAGAAGACCTTTCCATTGAGAAGAAAAAAGCTTCCAATGAAAAAGCTCTCGAAGTAGATTCAAAACCAGTTGCAGAAATGCCACTAGCCGTTGATGAATCATCAGAAGCTAAATCTGTTGGACAGCTATTTACAGAGTCCGATGCCTACAAAAATTATGTAGGTCAAGGGGTAAAAGGTATTGACTCAAAAATTGAGACCAAAACCACTCTTAACACTACAGGTTATCCACCAGAGGTTCTAAGACAACCCGGATTCCTAGAGTTTTTAACAAGAGACCCTAATACTGTGATTAATCTATTCGACCAAATTAATAGTGACCAAAATGCTTTCTCTTACTTAGAAGAGACAACACTCACCAACGCAGCTGCTGAAGCTGCTGAAGGAAGCGCTATTGCTGAGGCCGCATTAGAGTTCACAGAAAGAACAGAATCCATCCGAAAAATCGGTGTATTCATCCCAGTAACAGATGAATTATTAGCAGACCAAGCTGGCGTACAAGGTTACTTGAACTCCAGATTGCAAACAATGATTCGTTTAAGATTGGACAGCCAACTCCTTAGTGGAGACGGTACTGCTCCAAACCTTGAAGGAATTTTGGACGCTGGTAAAACATCAGTTGGTAGCACAGACTTCTCAAGTTACTCAGGTAACTTAGGAAAACTCGGTGCTCTTTATGGTGCAATTACTGACATCCGTGTCAACGCTTTCACAGAGCCAGACGCAATTGTCATGCACCCTAATGACTGGAATGACATTGTCACATCAGTTTCAACTGACTTCGCAGGAGATGCTACTGCTGGATACGCAGCAAAGAATCCTCTGTTCATAGCAGCTGGAAGCATGGCTAGCGGACCACAAGCCGCAATTTGGGGACTTAAAGTAGTTCCTACAACCGCAATTGCCGCAGGTACAGTACTTGTTGGTAAATTCGGTGGTGGTGAAGCCGCTCATGTTGTGATGAGACAAGGCATCGACCTCGCTGTAACTGACAGCCACTCTGATTTCTTTATTAAGAATCAGCTTGCTATCAGAGCTACAATGAGAGTTGGTTTCCCTGTTTATAGACAAGCAGCTTTCCATAAACTAACAAATATGTAATATCTGTTAGTTGGATATTTCAAGAGAGCCGGGTAAAACCGGCTTTCTTGTTTTTATAAGGTAAAATGATTTCATTATGTCAGAATATATAAAACCAGAAAAAACAATTTGGAAAATGCCAGATGGTTCTATTTTTGAAGGACCAATGGCTGAACTACCTAAATCTGGGGCTTCTAAGATTGCAAAAGCAGGAGTAGAAGTTTCTAAAGAATGGTTGAAAGCTCAAGGATGGGCAGACCCTTCACAGAAAGCTGCTCCTAAAAAGAAAGCTGCTCCTAAGAAAAAAGTAGAAACCAAAGCTGTTAAACCATCAGAAGATAAATAAAGGAGTCCTAAATGGCTCTTTGTAGTTATAGCGATGTTGAAACATTTTTACAATTAGATGTTGATTCATCATTACAAACTAATTTAACAAATACCTTTATACCTTATGTTGATGCGTCAATTAAAAGATTCTTAGGATATGACATTGAACAAGCAACATTTACTGAAGTTTTTGATGGAGAAGAAAAAAAAGATTTATTTTTAAGACACATACCAGTACAATCAATTACCTCAGTTGCAGAAGATGCAGTTACTCTTACTGAAGGAAATGAAAATGACTTTGTTTCTTACAGTAATGGTCAACTTAGAAGAGTAGCTATAAGATGGTCTGGAATAAAACCACAAAACATATCAGTAACTTATGTTGGTGGTTACGCTTCAGCTGATATTCCAGAACAAATAAAATTTACTTCTGCTAGAGCTACTGCAAGATTGTTTATGACTTCTTTACAAACTTCTGCTAAAGCAGATACAGGTACTGTTAGTAGTCACTTATCAGATAGCTCAACGCAAACAGGTTTTGACATTGCACTAACAGAGCGAATAGGAGATTACGATGTATCCTATGCTGATGTAGTTATACAGGCTTTACAACCAGTTTTAACTACAGCAGACATGGCGGTATTGCAACCATTTAGGTCAAGATTTTTTGTATAATGATAAATAGGAGGATAGTGATATGGTACATAGGAAAGCTCCAACACTAGAAGAAGCAACAGAATTATTTGCTAAAGACCCCGAAAAAATGCTCAATGATTGGGCAGAGGAATGGGGTGTAACACACGAGAGAGTAAGACAATTAAGAATTGCTTCTGGTATTCCTCAAAGAGGTGCTTACAACGAAGACACAGCTAATACAATACTTGAAGTTATTAAAACAGGCAGAGGTGGATTGTCTACACCTCGAACTTATGAAGATGTCAATATAGGATACGAAAGATTCAAAAGCTGGATTGAAGAAGAAGAAGGCTTATTAGAAAAAGTTCAAGCAGCGCAAAAAGAAGCAGAAAAATATCTTAAAGACCCAATTGAAAAACAATGCAAATATTGTCGCCAATGGAAAGAAGTGAATAGTTTTAAAAGAAATCAAAAATACTTAGATGGATACACTAAATTTTGTATTGATTGTTTAAAAGTATTAAAAGAAAAAAAAGAAGAAATGGGAGATGAAAAAACTAAAACTTGTTTATCTTGCAGAGAACAACTGCCTATATCAAAATTTACAAAAAATCCTAATTCTAAAGACGGACTGAAATTATTTTGTAAAAATTGTCATAAGACAAATAATAAAAAGAAAAGGCGTAGAAATGCCCAGATATGATTATAAGTGTTTACGATGTGAACATATCTATGAAATAGAACATAAAATTACAGATGACCCAGAAATTCTTTGTCCTAAAGATTCAGTTATTTGTAAAAGACAAATATCAAAAAATGTTAGATTTGAAACTCCAGTAGATGTTGAATGGGAAAAAGACCCAAAAGATTTATCAGAGAAATCGTTTAAACAATACCAACAAGCAAAGAAAAGAAAATATCAGTGGTAAAAGAAGAGATAGAAGAAATACAAAGTGGTAACGGGAGATACTTTTTTTCTTATCAGTCTTATCAAATCTTAAAAGACCCAATTTCTAATAATACATTTACTGTTACTGCTTTGATACCTGTAAAACAATTTGCAATAGACAGGCCTAATTTGAAACAACTTATACCTATACATCCAGAAGTTAAAAAGAAACCTGTGTTTAAAAATGAAGAAGAAAATTTTCTAAGAGCATTAAAAGAACACGAAGGTGAATCTAATATATTTCATCATAAATCTCAAGGGATAACTATTTTTTGTGAAAACATAAGAATAGAAGAAGATAGAAACTTATTAGAATTAAATATTAATGATTATTACAAAGAAGGAATTATTGATGGTTCGCACATTTATGAATGTATAAAAAATACACCTGCTGTAGATTTACCAAAAAAATGTTACATAAAATTAGAAATTATTGTTGGTCTACACAATAGACACGCAGAAGATATTATTAAAGCGAAAAATACCAAAATAAGAAAAGATAACAAAGCTACTTTAACTAAAACAGATATTGAATGGATTGACAGTGCTATAAAAGACACGGGGTATGAAAAGATTTTAGACCATGCAACAGTATTATCTTTAATTAATTTATTTAGAAATAATAAATATGATTCAGAGATAGATGAACAACCTACTAATAGCTATTCTGATAAAAATATGATTGTTGAAGACTATCAAAAAAATAAAGATGAATACAAAATATTTTCAGAAATATTAAAAGATATCTTATATTTGTATGATTATACAAATGTTGTGGGTCAAGAATTATGGTCAGAAAAAAAAGGAACTTTAGGAAGTTCTGGTATATCTCTTCCTTACAAGCAAAAATACTATCAATTTCCAATGATGAAAAAAAATTTAGACTATAAATTTCATGATGCTGTTACTTATGCTTTACTTAACGGTTTAAGAATGTATGTAATATTTATTGAAGGAAAAGCAAAATGGTCTAAAGATTTTAATAAAATACTAGAAACTTATAAAAATTTAATACCAGAATTAATCAAAATAGCTAGAGACCACAACAAACAAATAGGTTACAATGTACATTTATTAGGTAAAAGTAAATTGCTTTATAGCATTATTTACAAAGAACTTCTAATGGGAGACTTGTTAAATCAATTTCAATAATCTTGTAGTAAAGTAGATATATGCCTATTAGACACAGAAACTTGCCGGAAACTTGTACAATTCAGACAGTATCTGAAACAACAGTAGATGAAAGAGGTTTACCTAGTTCATCTTGGGCTGATACATACACAAGCGTAAAAGCAAAGTTTGAAAGCCAAGGAATAGAAGAAGATAGAGATGGTAGAAATACCACTATTGAAACATTTGGAATTTACATAGAACCGAATGTTAATGTTGTTCCGGGAGACAGACTGGTCAAAGGTAGTCAATATCATGAAATAATTAGTGTTCAGCAAGTAAAAGATAGATATGGAAAAGAATGTTATAAGTATATTGAATCTCTTGTAAGAACATAATGCCTCAGTATTTAAAATTTTATAAAGAGGGTATAACCCTAGGAAAGAAAAATAAAACTTCTGCTGGTCGTAAAGCAACAGGTATAGGTGGTTTTCGTTCAAGATTGTACAAATTTGGTAAGCAATCTGGTGATGTTAACGCATTTTTACAGTCACCATTTTTAAAAAATGCAAGAAGAAACGCTTATACATTTGCACGAGGTGGAGGTTTCATAGCTGCTGCTACCTCTGGAGATTTTAGAAAAAAATATGGTTCTGCTCAATCATTAGCACTTCGTGGAGCAAGAGTGGGTGTAGGTAGATTATCTGGTATGGCTATAAATCAAGTTGTACCTAGGAGTATTGGTCCAATATTTGGTCGTTTAGCAAGAAGAGAACTTGGTTCTTATGTATCTAAAAGTCCATTTTACCAAATGGCAAACAAAAAAATAGAATCACGGCTTTCCGGTTTTTTTAATTCTGAAGCACAACCTCATTATCATCATGTAGTTACCAATATGAATATACAAGAAGTTTTAGACCTACAAATAGAAAGAACTGCACAACTCATAAGAGCAAGCGCACCAGATATTTCTTCTGGTCAGTACATGTTAGGAGTTGGGGCTAGTGAACTTGGTATAAATATCAAAGATACAAGATTAAGACAAGACCAATATGATGAAGAAGCTGGAATGAGTTTTGACGAAAATTATAAATTAAAAACTCTTAAAGGTTACTCAAATACCGGAACAAAGAAAAACCCAGTAATTTCCAAAGAATATGTAGAAATGGATATATTTGGATTTACAGAACCCGGTAAAGCTAGAGAGTTATTACTTAAATCTGTACACACAAATCGCGCACAAGTACCTAAAGCCAAAAAAGGAAAAATGGGACGACAAATATATACAGGTGATGTAAGAGTTGGAACGAGTAGAAAAAATGGAGTAACAGCAGATTTATTTCCATGGATATGGCTTGTAGAATATGGCGGACCAATAACACAACAAGTTTCAAGTTGGAGTAGAAAAGATAATAAACCAGTAGTAAAAGATGTTAAAAAATATATACCACCAACTTTATTTGTTACTAGAAGTGTTCAAGCTGTAAACAATATGAAGTTTAATGGTGCAAAAGTAAAAGTACACATGAAAGCTCCTAGAGTTGGTGGAGTAAAAAATCCAGTAGAACTTATGAATAACATTCTTGGTGAAAAAGGTAGATATGAACAAATGATTAAGAAAAAAGGTTTAGCTATAGCAAAAGACGGAACAATAACTTATAAGCCAAAAAGTTTATTAGCAGCTGTTAACAGAAAAGGAACTGGAAGACATTTTAGTCAAGGTGTAAAAAGGGAAAATATAGCTGGTAGAAATAGAAGATTTTATAAATACAACAAATCTCACGATATAGCTGGTGTAAAAGTACACAACACTCATGGAGTTTCTTATTCACAAGAATTACAAGATGCTATTGGTGTTAAATTTTCACCAGATGAAATTACAGCAACTGTTAGTTTTAAAAATGTTGGAAGAATTAAAGGTGGAGTATCAGCTAGAGAAAAATTTCTTACAAGCATACTTACCGATAAAAATCCAAGTAAAACACGCGGAGGTGCTTCAAGAAGCGGTCTTATGCACGATACTAAATTATTTGGAGAAGAATTTAGTGAGGGTGCTTTTAATAGGACACAAGCTTCTGATTTTGTTGATTTTGATACCTTCTCAGTATCTGGAAACACTGGTTATGGAAAACTTAGTGGCGATAGACTTTCTGAGTATATAAGAAAAAATTATAATGTTAGTGTTCGTAGAGGAAGTAAAGGAACTGGCTCTGGAGCATATGAAGTTAAGTTTTCAAGAAAAAATAAAGGAACTAAAAGAGGTGGTAGTAAACGAAGTGGAAGTCCTACAGATAAAAGATATGCAACTCGTGCAAAACGCCCTCTACAAAAACAAAATAAAGCTGCACAAAATGCTGCAAGAGCACTTGTTGAAAATGCTAACTATGAAGAAATAATATCAGCTGCATCATTTTTCTATAACTCTGAAGATGAAGTTTAAGTGGTAGGATAAATAATTATGGGTATAAAAGCAGTAGGCGCACAATTTGACCAAAGTCAAAATTTTCCACCAGACGCGGAAATAATATTTCGTGAGTGGTGTGTTAATACAACCGCTATAACAGATTTATGCAGTACTAGAGTAGCAACTCGTTTACCTCGTAATGCAGAATTACCTTTCTTAACAATATTTAATGCTGGAGGAACACTTATGTCTCCTACATCTGA